CTTTAGCATCCTCAAGAGCTTTCTTCAATGCGAAATTCTCTTCTGATAAAGAAGCAACCTTAGCTCTTAGCTCTTCAAGTTCTGTACCTGCTTTAAGCTTAGCATTTTCACTTAATAGAGCTGCATATTTTTCATCAAGTGTAACAACTTCATCTGGAAGTTTATCATACTCAACAAAAATACCTTTTTCAACATAACGACCGAACCTTGTATGCTTATTGAGCTGTTCGTATTCTTCATTTGTAACAAACGTAAAACCGTTATGAAGAATCTTACCGCTTTGACCATCCATAGTTTCAGGTCTAAACTCTTTCACGAGGCTTGCACTAAGCTCGCCCTTAAATCTTACTTCAAGGGCATACGCATAGTCAGTCGTATTTTTTATGTACTTTCCTTTACCTTTTTCCATTATCCTTGTACTCCAATACCTTTGTAAACTTTAACAGCAGCTTTAATAGGTGTGATTAAACCGCCCATTCTTGTATACATTGTATACAGATAACCGCTTCTCTGATACATCGGAGGAACGATAAACCGTGACATCGGTTCGGGTGAAATTACCAAACCTGTCTGGTCTTCAAGGGCAGAACCAATTGAAGGTGCAGTGATAATGAAAAGGTCATCACCTGCAGCAACAGTATTGTACGGTGAATCTGCATCAAGCATAGCATCAGCAGTGATAGAATACTTACACTGTTTAACGCCATCAATAGCAGGAGATACACCACCTATCATGTTCTCAGATATGATACTGATAGGGGAAGCTGGGTTGAAGCTGTCTGAGTAAAGAGTGGTTGTCAATGCACGGAAAACAGTGGTTGAACAGTTAATCTTTAATTCAGTCGGCATATAGCTCATGCCTTGTAAAAAGTCACCAATTATTGCATATAATGCCTGTATGATTTCAGCACCTTTTGTAGTGGAAGTACCAGCCATTATTTCAGCAAACGAATCTCCTGAATAGTCTGTGATAGCGTTTACGCCTGTAAGACCGATTACATCAGCTTCAGGTACACCGAAGTATCTGATAACATCCTGTAAACGGTTTATAACCATGTCTGCATATTTCGGTCGGTCTGCAATAAGCTGACCTGTCAGAAAATCTCCTGCATTACCTGAACGAGCCTGCTCTTCATTTCCAATTTCATAGTCAACTGCAATATTGAAAATATTGGAAACAATCAAGCCGGATTTGTTCGAGATAGGGTCAGAAGCATTTGCTTCAAAGGTAGATTGTGCAGCATTTGTACGAGCGTTACCTTCAAAAGTTTCTTTGAATACTCCTACAACATCAGCCCACTGATTACCGAATCCTTCAACAGATACAAGGTTCTTTGCAAAAGACTTGTAATAAGGCTGTTTGAAGATTTTCTGCATATACCCGATATTCCAAGAAGGAACAGCAAGTCCTGTAACAAGAGCATCCTTTGTTCCTTTTGGTACTGCCTTGAATACGAGCTGTCCTGTCTCAGAGTCAAAAGACATATACGTATCTGCTACAGTAGATGGGTCTTTACCTGCAGCTATAGAGTCCTGTACAGCCTGTACAACAGAGGGGGAAATATCAAATCGTGAGAACTGCTTTCTGTCATTAGCCCAATAGGGTCTTTTAACTCCAACAGAATCACATGAAGCATAAATAGCGTGCTGCATAGCTGACGGTCCTACTTTGAAAGCAGGGTTTGTTATACCTTTAGCATTATCAGTGCTAAAGCCTATAGAAACATCAGAGATGTGTCTCATTCTGTTTGGAGCTGTTTTTTCAAGCTCGTTAATTACAAGATTTTGTACTTTCTGGAAAGCTTTTGTAGATGCCATTCTCTTTTCCTCCTTAGAAACTGACTTTGACAGTAAAAGAGCTGTCATCAGGGTTCATTCGGATAATTTTCCCGAATTTTGTATAACCAGAATCNGGGTCAGATGCAGCAAAGTGTACTTTACCTGTAGTGTCGGAAATATANGCACCATAACCAGCTTGAACATCTGCAAACGTCTGTACAGTTGTACCATCGGCTGCAAGACCTGTTTTGTACTTAACTTTACCTTCGTAACAGATTAAGCCTTTGTTATGTGGCTCAATTCTGTCTGGACGAGCAGGGAAACCTGCAGCGATATAAGGCTGCCGTACAAAAACACCTGCTAAGACAGGAACAGCTCCTGCTCCTGAAGGCTTTACAGCATATACAGTGTTGTTCTTTTCAGATGCATCATACCACGCACCTGAGCCGAACTCTACACCAGCATCCCCTGAGGCAGGTACAAGTTTAGTATAGCCGAAAGTATAAGCACCTTCGTGAATCTTTTCAAGAAGTCCGTTATCTGTTGCAGTTGTTTTAAGTACTGCACTCTTTGTCATAGAAAGGCTAGCGCCTGTTTCTTCATAAGCCATATTCTAATCCTCCATTAACCAAATAATCTATCTGCAATGTCTGCAAGATGTTCAATATTTGAGTCTTTCGTTGAACTTAGGTCAACACCAGTAATACTGTCCTTTGTTTCATTTGTACCAAGGGCACTTGCAATTTCACTTTTTACGATAGATATAATATCCTCTTTTGTCAAGACGACTGAATCCTTCGTACCAGTTTCTTCTTTTTTGGTATCAGCATTACCTTTACCATCAGAATCTTCATTTTTATCTTCTGTTTTGGTATCAACATTACCTTTACCGTCAGAATCTTCATTTTTATCTTCTGTTTTGGTATCAGCAACATTGTTAGTGTTTTTACCTTTACCGTCAGAATCTTCTGTAGCAGAAGATGCTGTCATAGCTTCACGAATCTCAGCTATTGAGCTACCAGATATGTTAATATATACTGAATCAAGAATCTTTGAAAGCTCTTCCTTATTTTCTAAGGCTTCAGTAGGATTACTAAATACATCCCGAACCATATCTGCTAAGTGTTCTTTCTGCTCTCCGTCTTTAAGACATCCAACAGAATCAAACACGCTTGAAACAACAGCTTCAAACTCTTCCCCTTCTTTGTCTTTTGCCTCATCAAGAGCTGCAAAAACACGAGGGGAGAATGGAGCCGCTGAATCTTCTGTCTTCCCTTTTCTTCTAAGAAAATGAAATAAACCAGTTTTCATACTTCTCATTCCTCCTATTATGGAATCTAATATAGCTACGCTCTTTCCTCCACGACCAGCAGTCGTGATAGCGCAATGGTTAACGTCCTCAATAGATAGCATGATTAAATCATAGTTTGGATTATCCTTTACTATCTCTCTTTTTTCAAGATACCCCACGCTTACTTCTTTATTACCTTTTTCATAATAATTATATAACGACTTTGAATTAAATACAAGTGTTGTCTTAAGCCCTATATCAACATCATTTATTGCGACTACTTCTATTTCTTCACCTGTAGTTCCACCAGCAAGCTTATTCCAGTTATCCTCATCTACCCACTCTTCAGGATGTTCTTTCGTAAGAGGAAGCCTCTTGAATAAATCTTTTGCTTTAACTACTACTGCAGGAGGTCGATATTCAGCGTAAGAATCTTTTACTGGAAGCTCTGATACATCAAAACCAGAAGCTATGAGCTGTTCCCTTGTGTAGTACTGTATACCAGAACGGCATAAAATTACTTCTTTTTCCTCTATATAAGGTTTAATAGGTCTTTCCCCCATTATTCTCCTCCCATTAGTTTTTTTACTACTTTATTTATCTTACCTTCACTCTTAGCTTTCATCTCTTTACGCTTGCTAAAATCAGCTCTTGTCTTTTCGTGCCTCTTTTGCTCTAATCTACTGTATCCTTCTTTCTTTTCGGGGCTACTTGATACCTGCGGCTGCTGTTTACCCATGACTTCTATCTCTTTTTTAAGTCTCTTAATCTCAAGCTCTTGCTTTTCCTGTGAAAGTAGGTCAAGCTTAGCTTGTCTTTCCTTAAGTTCTTCCATAATATCAGATGAAATAGACATATCATCTGTTGCAAAATTACTTACAATCCCTAATGCTTTATCCATTGGTACTTGTGCACCAACATATTCAAACATAGCTTCAGCAAGTAAGTTGCCTACTTTAGCTCTCTCTACAGCAGATGCTACAAGAGGAGTATCAAACTTTATCTGTGTATACGGCAGAGCCTTTATTACCTCATCGCTTACACCAAGTGTATCTATAACCATCATCATAGCAAACGGTTTAAGCTGTATCTCAACATCTTTGTGCATATACTTTGTAGCTTCCCACTGTTTAGACAGTTGACCTTCAGTATCATCCCCTGAAGAAAAAGCACCTCTTTCGTACGACCAAATAAGAGGCGCAGGTACATTTGCTTTTGCACCAAAGTCCTGCTGTAAAAGTCGCATTAAGTTTACTACTTCTTTGAAGTCTCTGTTTATAGATGTAAGCTCCCCTACAACATCCATTTGAATAGGATTGTTAGTTGAAACTTCACGTAGGTTAATTGTATCTTCTTCTAAGAAAGACTGGAGCGCATTACCGCCTTCAGTTGCAAGTATTCCATCAGGATTAAGTGTTCTAACAAGAATAGACATCTGCTTTAACATAAGAGGAATCTGTCTAATAGAAATTGTATAATCACAAAACTCTTTATAGTATCCTACAATATCGGATAATCCCCATCCTTGGTTAAACATATATCCAAACCAGCCCGGCTGCTTAGCCGTAATAATCCTTGAGCATCTGCTTCCAGCTACCCATTTACCAAGGTATGGAATAAAAAAAGAGTTTGGTTTTTCAAAATCACGCTGCGTAGGAGACTTCGCAGGAACAATTATTGTATTCCAGCGCTCAAGTGATATAAATCTGTCTATCGTATCTTTACCAAGAATACCTGATTTAATAAGTGTCTTAATAGGAAGGTTCATAGTACTTGGTGTATCATACTTAAACATTGGAAAAACCAAGCTTCCACCATACACTAATGAGTTAAGTACATTATCAGATAAGAGTTGTGCAGAAGCTTTTGCAAAAAAGTTTTCCGATATTTTATCAATCTGTTTTGGTGTAAGATATGGATTTTGAATCTTTATACCATTAAGCAGAATAGACTTTGCTTTCTTGTTCAAGACTGTTTCTATCAGTCCTTTTTGACTGTACATAGTAGCTGCCTCCCATGGTGAAATCCAAATGTTAGGTGTAACATCTGTTTGCATCATAGGGTCTGAGCTATTCGCTATGTTTAAGCTATTATTTGAAACGTTATCATGTGTAGAATAGGCAGCATTATATATTTCAAGTATATTTTTTGGATTTGCAGAATCTTTTGTCGTAAAAATCTTTTTTGCGGCAATATTAGCAGCTCTTATAGAATCCCTTTTTACATCTTCGAGCGTCTTAAATCGTCTGTTAAGCTTTATCTCAGCTTCTTTCTTTGAGGCGTCATGTATCTCAGTGTTTATCTCTTCCACTGCATCCAAGGACATACCCTTGAAACCTCTTGTCGAGGAAGAACTGATTATTTTACGAATTTTATCATAATTTACTGCCATTTGTTTTAGATTATCTCACAAGATATATAATTTGTCAACTAAGATAACGCTCACAGATGATAAGGTAGATAAAATCATCTGTGAGCTAGGTACAAAGGAGAGTCTCACGACAATGTAATTATACAGGCACTTCTTTTGTAATGTCAATAGCATTTACGCCATCTTCATCATCTTCGTACTCATTGCCTATTTCTTTATGCCTTTTTAAGGCTCTTCCCATTGTAACATCATACACGTCCTTTAACTCTCTCCTCCATCCTATAAGGTGTGCTACTACATACGCTAAACTGTCTGTTAGGTGGTCAGGAGCACTTTCACCCTGTCCTTTCATAGGAAGACCTGTCTTTGGGTCTTTCTGGTGCGTAAGCAGCGCATTATCAAGGTCTGAAGCAAAATCACAGAGGAATAATCTTCGGGCATAAAACATTTTGTTTATAGCAAAATTTCTTGAGACAATGTTAGGATTGCATTTTCTGTATGCTATTCTAATCTTATACGCCTTTAACTCCCTTGCAAAATCACCAAAGTGGTCTTTATATGTCATATCAGGAACCCATATTATAGAATTATAAGGAAAATCATATCTAAATACTTCTGGTGCGCTTCGAACATCTTCAAATGAGTATGTTTTAATTACATATACATTTTTATTTCGTACGACACAAGCAACTGCTTTATTGAATCCTCTGTTGAAATCCTGTCCTATATACACCGTTTCTGTTTCTTCAATATTGTCATACATGTCAATGTTAAGTTTATTAAAAGCCGGATTGTAGTCAGGGAATACAAGACCTGAGTCTATTGAAATAAATTCGCCTTCCAATAAACATTTTGTTTCTTTTTCATTATACATCTTGTACATTGCTTCAACGTACTCTTTCTGCAAATAGATGTTATCTCTTGTTCTACCTCGTACTATCATGTAGCTCATACCAATTTTTCTAAAGTTCATTATTGTTTGGTATGTACCTTTAAGACCTTGACTTGTTGTAGTAAAAGCTAAAAACGGAGACCTTGTTTCGTCTTTTAGAGCTTGTCTACACCTGTCGTTTAAGGCTTTTACAACAGCAATACAGGTATGTGTTGGAAGCTCGTCTAACTCATCTACAAAACACGCACACCAGTCAAAACCAAAAATCTCACCTTCATTTTCTATAGGAGTTAAGTGCAGCTCGACATTTCCAATATAGATAATATTTGTTTTCTTATCGAATCTATACGCAGACTTGGTGTTCCTTAACGTCTGCTCTAAAGAGCCTGTAAGCGTTTTTTGTAAAAATGTTAATGTTATACCACAAACACCTATTTTAGGGTTTTTACCTTCTTTGTCTTTCTTCCCTTGGAAATAGTCAACAGCTTTAAGTATGGAATCTCCTAAGCAGGATGTTTTACCTGCAGCGTAGCCACATATATCAAAGAAAAACCGTATATCCTTAAATATATACGGTGCTTGGAGAAAAGCTGCTTGGTGTGGTAAGCACTTTTTTACTATCATTATTTACACCAATCTTCAGCCTCTAGTTTTACTTCTTTTCCATCAGCTTTAGGTTTTGTTTTTATTGCGTAAAGAAGAGCGGCACAAAAGTTTACAACATCAGGTATTTCACGAGCAACCTGCTCCATGTCCCCTTCATCATACGCTTCAACTACTTCAAGCACTTCGTTTAGAAAAAGCTCGTAATTCTCTCCTATATCAGATGAGAAAGAACCTTTACTCGCATTTTTAGCAGCATTCAATGTTTTATGACATTCTCTATTTAGAAGGTCAAACATTTTTGTTTATCTGATTTATTCTGGCACTCATTTTTTAAGTTTCTCCTTAATTTTCTCTTCAGGTGTAAGCTCTTCTCCTTCAACCCTCATTTTAGAAAGGTCTACAGAGCTTCCAGAGCCATAGAATATTTCAACAGTGTCTAATTTTTCAAAGTCTTCTTTACTCATAGCAGTAAACGTTACGTTTAAAGCATTAGATTCGTCTGCATCAACCATTAAATCTTGGAACAGTAACTTGTTTTTCATTTCAATAGCTCTAATCTTGGTAGCAGAAGAATCTTTTTCTCCTCGTGCAGACACCATAAGACTTTTAATTTCTTTAAGTTGTTCCTCATACATGAACGCTTTCAAAGCTTTTGTTGCATTTATATATATAGGGTCTTGAAGAAGCCTTACTCTCGTGGCTTTATCAGCCATTACCATATCGAACGCTAAAGAATCTTTGTATACAGAGCTATATTTTTTAATTGCTTCTCGCCTAATATCTTCATAGCTTCTCGGTTTATCAAGCGTATCTAATAGCGTATCTACATCACTTAGGTAGTCATCTTGGTAATCCTCTACAGTGGAAAAGTCGTTAAAATCGCTCATATACGTAGTATATAACCAGTCTTACTTTTTGTCAATAATATTAAATAGGTATTAGATAATTTATCACTTTTTCAAATAGTGTACTAGATAGTTTATATTTTATTATTTATCACTTTTTCAAAAATCCCCCGTGAGATAAGGTACTAACGTATAAAAGATG